AACTACCGCAGAGCCTATGCCTTCATCACTCCCCGCAACAACACTAACAGTGCCATCCGCATTCACAACAACAGGTTTGCCGTTGGGCAGTGTACCACTTGCAACAGCCCGTACTTCACCATCTACAGGTGTGTTGCCTATGGTACGCATTAGCTGATCTCTTCGTAGCTTACGATGACTTCCAAGTCGTTTGCTGTGCCAGCCGTAGCTGTGATTGAGCGATCTTCCTCAAGATACAATGCTGTGTTTTTATCCAGAACAATCAAGGATGAGTCACCTGCAACCGATGCAGTCGCGACCAGCGAGTATGCTGTGCCGCCACCAGAGGCTGCGCTGTGTACGTCAACCGTAACATCACAAGCGTTTACGCCATCGACGTTAGCCACTTGGATCATGTTGACCTTGAAGACCTTACCACTTGATGCAGCGTTGCTGACCAGTGCGGTGGCGTTTGTTGAACTTAAAGCCACCATTGCCGTTTTGGCAGTGATTGTGGCTACATTTACTACGTTTGGTGCGGCCATGTGGCTCCTCCTTAACCGAAGACAATCGCCATTGCGATTGCCTTACCTGTTGTTGCAGCGGCATTAAGCTGCGTTTGAACACTAGATGTAACACCGTCAAGATAGCCGATTTCGGTGGCTGTCAACGTGCCAGGGATTCCATCTAATACGTTTAATTCTGTTGCGTTGGCTGTAAGATCGCTGATCTGTGACACGGTAAGGCTTGTTGCAACTGGCGCAACGTCCTGCCATGCCGATCCGTTATAGACCCTTACCTTGTTAGATGTTGTGTTGAAAACCAAATCGCCTTCATTTAGGCTAGATGCTGGATCGCTTGACGCAATGCGGTATGTTTCGCCAAAGCTATTTACGCTGGCAATGTTAGTTGCCACTGTGTTTACGTTGGTGATACTGCCCGAAACATTTGACATTGCTGTAACATTGTTAGCCGTTCCAAGAACATTCATTGCAGTGACATTGGCAGAAGTGCCTAAGACATTCATGTCATTAACTACGTCAGCAGTTCCCAAGATCGACATGTCTGTTACGACTGCGCTTGTTCCTAGCAGGTTCATCGCAGTAACGGTTGCCGAGGTTCCCAGGACGTTCATGTCATTAACGACATCCGCCGTACCAAGAACATTCATGTCTGTCACAACGTCTGCCGTAGCCAAGACATTCATGTCCGTTACCACATCAGCAGTCGCCAGAATGTTCATGTCGTTTACTACGTCAGCAGTCCCAAGGATCGCCATATCGGCAACGACCGCAGAAGCTGCTAGAACATCAATGTTTGCCTGCTCGGATGTTGTCGGAGTGGTGCGCAGCCAGGTTGTATTGCCAAGGTTATAAACTTTTGTGACGTTGTTCGTAGTATCGAAAAACAGCGCGCCATCCATCAGCGCATTGCCATCATTGTCCACAGTCGGATCTCCACCAGAGGTAGACTTAGCCCCTAAGTAGCGATCATCGAAGGTGTCATACACAGCTTCCGCCGCGGCCTGGGCTGTTTCAGATGCAGCCTTTGCTGTTTCGGACGCGCCCTGCGCCGTGACGCTTGCGTTCTTTGCAACAACACTGGCATCCCTTGCTGTCTCAGAAGCCGCCTGCGCAGTCTCTGCGTTTGTTTCTGCTGTCTCTGCTGCTGACTCGCTTGCAGCCGCTGCCGTGGCGCTAGTGGCCGCTGCCGCTGCATCAACGATCAAATCATACTTTGCAGAGTTAGCGTTTGTTGTAAGTGGCTGTGCGCCGCTGGAAGTGTGCGCTACATTTACTAGAAAGATATTATTAGTGCTTGTGTCTTTAACCAGGTCGCGCACTTCATAAGCGGTAGCCGTGGCCCAATTGCCCCGAAACGTACCGATCTCTTGGGTAATGCTGACATTGCCTGAGCTATCAAAAGCAAAAATCTTATTCGCACGATCAGACGCAGATATAGTAAACTCAGACCCAGAGATTACGTTTGTTCGAGAAGCCTTGATTGTTCGACCAAGCTCTTCTTTGTGCTGCTGCACCATAAACGTCAGTTTGTCCAAGCTGTTTTCAAGAGACTGCGCGGGGAATGGATCGTTAGGAACAAGATCTAGCCCCTGATCCAAGTCCATCTCGCGCAAGATAACAACAGTAACGCCTGACGCCGGTGCAGTGCCAAACACTACGTTGCCACCGCTTCCCGAACCCACACCCGTCACCGTGTAGTGAGTTGTAATTGTCTGGACTGTCTCTGTGCCAGTGCTTGCGCGCAGGATAACAGTTAAATCATCCTGGTCAAAAATCTTAAAGCCATAAGCAAAAGTGGTCAGCGATCCGTTGCCGCTATAACTTGCTCGGTTCGTGCTGCTAGATACCGTCATTATCTACGACCCTCGTTTTTTAACTGTTCGACCTGCTCATATGCTTGCCGCATATTTGCATATTCTGGGTTTTCAAGCAACGCTAAGAAACCCGCCTCTATAAAATCTTGGTTTATTGAGCGTAGCGTTGTAACTTTGGCCTTGTCTGGAATGCCCTTATATTCCCTAGATCCAGTTACCGCCATAATTGTTTGCCTAAAATCTAACACTCCGAACCCTGGTCTGTTAAGTCTAATTTCATTTTTCGCCAGATTTACCAAGTCAGACTGCATGCCGTAGCTAAGTTTGATCTGGCCCATTTTCTGTGGGTTGGTCAAAGGCCACTTGTTTGTAACACGCTGCAATCGAATCAGCTCTTTTTCGTAATTTTCCAGCTCATCGCCGCGCTTTAAGCGAAGGCCGGACAAGTTGCTAAACAACGCGGCGCCTGGGTTGGCAGCAAAACTAAATTCGTCCGATCCCTTCACGTTGCCTAGTGTATCATAAACAACAGCGTTTAAATCGCGCTCATCCCGAATGAAGCTATCCTTGGATTGTAGCGCGCTGACATGTGTAAGATACCCTAGAAATTTTGTCCCTATATCGCCTTTTGGCGTTCCGACCATAGAATAGTTTGGCGTTCCGTCTGGAAGAGGGAAAGCAAAAGACTCGTTTCCATCTTCGTCAATGACAATCTTTTTTACATCTTCAATTGAGTAGTAATCAATATCCTCTCTAGGCTTGACCCTTGTTGGATCAGCAAGCCGCGCAAACATGCGCTGCAATGAGCTTAGTGGATTCGGGACACCTATTGGGCTTGCGCTTTCTGCGTAGCTTCGTGAAATGTCAGCAGGATCGAAACCCTCAAAAAAGGCAGTGAGGTCTGCAATTCCCTGCAACATAGATAAATCTTTGTAATAATCTGCGGTTGATAAAATTGCAGTTTGAATATATTGTTGCGCCAACTCAGGATCACTTGTTATATTTCCCCTTTGTATGGCATCAGCTGTAATCGCAAGCAAACCGCCAACAGGCTCAAAACCTTGAAAGCTTACATACGTTAATGGGCCGTTTGGAGCGCCAAACGGATCATATAACGGTTTGTCCTCTGGAAAACCTTCGCCCTTTAAAACAAAACTATAAGGTTGCCATCCAGGCGGCAAGGAATCCCTAGTTCTTTGATCGCCTGGCATGCCGCCGGTGATGCGTCCATCCATCGCGTATTGAGAAGTTTTAAACATAACCGCGCCGCCAACAGTGTACCTGCCAAGTGCAAGTTGCTGTGCTTTAGGGCCACTAAATCCAAGTAAATCATAGGATGTTTTACTAAATGGTGTATATTCCATTGTGCGCAACAACGCATTTGTCGGAGCAGTTACAAACGGCATAATAAATCTGCCGAATAAATTTCTTTGAACGTAACCAGCTATTTTTGACATAACCCCTAAATCAGATTGCAAGGTGTCATATCTTGCCTTGTAATCTAGTTCTTCTCCAACAGAAGATGGATCAAGCATCATCATGCCGGCCTCATCCAAAGCCTCTTGCTCGCTCATTCCTTGACGAAGAGAATGCTGATAACGCTTGTTTATAGATGTGTAAAATTCGCCGCGCTGGGAAATTGTTTTGGTAAACTCATCAGCTGTAAGCAATAAGCGGAATGGTATCCGCATGCGCTTGGCAACTTCGTCCAAAGACCTGCCTAGCATGCTTCCTTCAAGTTTTGTATCAACTGAAGAAGAGGCCGCATATTGCTCAACATCTAATTTGCTTGCCCCAGACGGCATTTCGGTTCGCCAAGCAATTGATGCCGCTTTCATTGCGTCACCAAAAGAATCCGACCACCCCTTCAGGCGAAGAAGGGCGTCTTCCATATAAATTTGATCTTCACTAATAGGCGCGTAAACTTCTCCAAACTGCTTTCTACCCGCTCTAATTACACTTCCCCACACCCCAGCCGCAGCCTCAGTCGGAAGCTGGAACAACATAAAAGAAGTCGTACCAACTACGTTTTTTACTTGCGTGGCTGGTGATGACAACAAGCCAGCCAAGTAAGCCTCATGGATCATCCGCTTTGTTTTTGCATATGCACCAACTCTTGCAAATCCGTTAACGCCTGGCACTCCACTTGTCTTTGCAACTTTTAATAAAGAAGAAGCCAAAGCCCTTGTGCTTTTTTCAGCTCCGCTTTCCGAAAGTAACCTTTGTGCTTCTTCACTAAAGCGCGTTGCGTCCAGCTCCCCATCAACTCGGATTTGAAATGATTGCAATGCCCTAGCTGCTTCTGTCTGCGCGCCTTTAAGCTGCAACTGAATGCCGCTGTGAATGGCAAGCTGCCTGCGAAACTTTAGTTGAACATCAGCACCAGCGCCTATTTTTATTTGCTTTGCCAGTTCCTCAAGCTTCGTTGCGCTTCTTACAAGCAGCTCCCGAGATGCAACAAACATCTCTGCGGTCATGCCGCCTTCGCCTATTCTGCGAGTGAGCAGGCTGCGCGTTAGGCCGATCTCGTCAGCAACCAAACCAGCAGCAGCTCTAGCTGTTGTTTTATTAGAAACAGTGCCTCTTGTTATAGTATTAGCTTCACCCTTAAATTCTTCACCAATTGCTGTAATGACTGCCATAACGTCATCAGCCGTGTCGATGTAATCAAAGTTGAAATCACCGCCGTCTTGCAGGGATTTAATGTTGCTCTTCTTTACATCAAGGCGACTTAGAACTGCCTGGGCAACCTCATCTGAAGCAGTGCCTGTTTCAGGCTTGAAGCCTCTTACCTCTGCGTTAAGAGCTTTTTGTGCGTCTTGAGCAATATTAGTCGCGGCTAGCTCTGCCTCGGCAGCGTCATCGGCCAAAGCAGTTTGTGCGTCTTGCAAAACATCTGTCGGCGCGTCTTCACCAATCCCAAGCGCCTTGAGGCCACGCTCTTCAAACTTTGCCACACCTTCAGGGCTAAGAACCTGGCCGGCAAGAGCGCGTTTGGTTGCGCTTTCTGAAAAGGCGCCTTGATCTGGAACTAGGCCTGCCTCTTGCGGTGTGGGCATCCGAGGGGCAACAGACGGATCAAACACCGGCGTTGCCGCAATTTCATCAGGCGTCATTACGCGCGCGGCTTCAGGGCCAACAGGCTTGGGCCTGGGGGGCGTAGGACGCACATTTGGATCAAGCTTGTTAAGAAGGTTAAACATACTGCCCAAGCCGGCAACCTGCACACCCTCTTGCTCTGGGCCTTGGGCAAACTCAGTTGGCTGACCAACCGCAGTGATGCGCTGCTTGGCCTCTTGGTCTTGTGCTACCTGGTTTGGATCAAATGCCATTTACTTCACTTCTCTTGGAATTGCTCGGGAATGCCAACTTCTTCTTCTGCGCCTAATTCTACTGTTTCGCCCATAAACGCCAATTCAAGGTATTGGTCTCGCGTCATAGGCAAGCCAAACTTTTTCATAAGGGCAACAACGCTATCGTCATTCCCAAGTTGGGGGGTTAACTCCGCCTGCTCGTTCATCTACTAACCTCCTCGTTTCGTCTAAATCAATTTCGCCGTCTTTGTACCTTTGCCAAATTGCATTAACATCAGAAACATTTTTTGCGCTTTGCTTGAATTTATCCGTAAATAATCCGCGCACCGCTTCCCACGTTATTGACTGCATTTGCCGTGGCAGGATACCACGTTCAGCCGCTGCCCGTCTATATGCTTCCGCATATAACCCGTAGTTTCCAGAAACGCCTGTCTTACTTGACCCTTTAGTTGTGCCTCGACCTTTTACACTCATGTTCTTAAAGTTATGGTCAACCTCTAAAGAGTTGCCAGAAAGTGGTCGTAATAAGCCAGCGGCTACGGCGTGAGTGTCAATTGTCACATCTCCAAACGGAGAGTTGGGGTCATATATGTTGTTATAAAAGTTTCTAACTTTATGGCGCTCACCCATCAACCTTGAAATTGTTTGCACATCTCCGTTAACGTCAATTGACGCAACAGCCTTACCTATTTCATTAAGAGATCCCCAAGCTGTTTTGCTGGGGCGACCATCCGCATTTGTTGCTGTTTGCAAGAACTCGCCTTCAGGGCCGACAATCTTGTAATCTGGCGAATTGTAAGTCTGATCGTAAAGTCTTACAAACAAAGCCCTTAAACCAGCTTGAACGGCAGGATCTTCATCAACGATCTCTGTGTAAGATTTACCTTTTATAGCGTCCAGCATTGGCTCATATTTTGGTTTATTTAATGATGGCAAAGATCTGAATGTTTGCTCCATATCTTCAGCAAACTTAAAATCTTTTTGCTTTATGGATACATCAAGAACCCTCTGAGCAAGACTGACATTTTGATACCAATCTTTTTGAGGCGACAGGGCTGCAAGCGCCCCCGCAATAGATGTGTCAGGCACACCGTATTCGCTTGACCAGCGATCAGTAATCGCTCTAGCTCCATCGTACCACTTCTGACTCCTCACCCTAGTCGCTTCAGGGACTTGATCGTGAAGGTGAAGCAAGTTGTCTGTCACATGAGCTATGAAGCGTTCAGATGTTTCGTCAACTCCTTCACCCTCAACGACTTTCATGTTGGGGTAATCTTTAGTGATGTTTACATTAAACTCGTATAGTTTTGGATCAGCCTTCATTTCTTCTAGGCCAACAATCAGATCCCCTGCCATTGGGTCTTCTGTTGACGCTTTCGCCGTAGGAAGTCTGGTTGAAATTCGCCCAGGCAATCCATCAGCCACATCTGGCGCAGCCAATCTACCAGCCGCAGCAAGACCCCGATCTACTATAGGCCCAACAGGGTTGCTAAACATTGTCGAGCCTTCTTGCGCTATGCGCTGCTCGGCCTCTGCGCCTGCACGCATCAATGGGCCTTCTAACTTTTTGACCCCTGCTTTTACAAGTTTGCCAAGAGGAATGCCAACGCCGGTCATCTCGGCCAAACCTGCTAACATAACGGCCATGCCCATTGCGCGCCCTGCCAAAGACCCCTCTGGGCCAAAGTTCTGCTGATACGTCTGATAACCTTCTTGGATATCCATTATGCCCAAGGTGGTAAAATCAGCAAATCCAACTTCTAGTGGGTTGCCTGTGCCAAACAATGCGCCAGCAAGAACACCTGCCTCGCTTCGCAATCTAGGCATTGCTGCCTTTATTTCTTCTTCAATAGTGCGCGGATCAGCCCCTGTTGCTTCCAACTCGCTACGCAGACTTTCCACTGCAAGACCAACTGCGAAATCAGAAACAGCAGCACTGCCGCTGTCTCTTATTGTTGGGTCATATTCTCCTATAAGCGAACCGCCTTCTGACACAATTTTTGTCACTTCTTCTTCTGACAAAGGCTCTGTGCGCCCACTAGAAGCTGCCTGCGGCCCCATAAGGCCGGCGGCTTCTACAACATCAGGTGTATAACCGGCAGCGTCAAAGTCTTCCATAGTTGGCATGGCGCCGGTGGCTGCTTTGCGCTCATTGGCAAACGAAACTGCGCCCTCTATGGGGGCTGATTCAGTTGTCGGCGCCACAAGAGAAGCAGGAGCTGTCTCCATAACCTCTGGCTGCGGCGCTGGGTAGTAGCGTTGAAACTCAGGTGTCTCAGGGCCAAACTCCATGCCTTCAATCAGTATGGATCTTGGAGGGTCTACCGTTTCGCCCTCTTCACCAATCTTTATGTACCCGCCTTGGGACATGGGAAGAAGGATGTCGTGCGTATTGGTCTCGGTGTTAAAGACGCTCTTCTTGTTCTTTTCAATAGCAGGGTTGATGCCAGCCTCGGAAATAAGGTTAGCCTCAAGGTATTTGTCCATTTCGTAGTCGGTGTCGTTGCCCAATAAATCTGCCATTAGTCGAACAATCCTTGATTAGCGAACCTAGCTCTTACAGTTGATTTAAAAATAGTATAAGGGTTTCTACTTCTAGCTTGGCCCTCTGCGTTTAAATCTTCGTACCAAGCATCTACGGAGCCTAAAGGGTCATTAATGTCCGGAGTAAATCCTGGCAACGCCGTGCCTTCAAGAAAAGATGCATATTCAGCTCTCAACTCTTCCCTATAAATAACGTCAAACTCATCTCTTTTTTCCATAGTAAACTGACGAATTTCCGCTAGCGTCATGGGGTTACCTTCGGACTCTCTGCGGCTAAACTCATCTCTTAAAGCAAAGTCAGCTTGCTCAAAAGCTGCTTTAGATGCTTTAGCAAGCCTGTCATCTCTTCCAATTGCCATTTGGGCATTATAACGGAAATGCCGAGAAAGCAGCCCCGAACCTACAGCCAGCCCCTCATCAGCCTCATTTGCAATCTTTGTTCGCAAGCCGTTGTACTGGCCTACGTCCAAAGAGCTTCTCTTAGTATTAAGATCTGCAACTGTCAGCATGCCATTCTCTGCCGTTCCATAAAGCTCACTATAGACAACTGCATCACCTTTGCCAGCAGGCCTAAAAGCAGTAACCGCCTCAACCGACATAGCCTCTTCCATCGCTTCTTGTTGCGCAGGAGTGGCCCACATCTGGCGCTTTAAGCCTTCATATAAAATGTTTTGAGCAGCCGTTCCAGATATGCTCCCAAAGTCTGCGCCTAAAGAATCGTAAACATTTTTCATATCAATAGGATCTAATACCTGCCGCAGCGTAGCCTCAGACACAGTGTCTGTACTGTCTAAGGAAACAACAAGATTGAAAGCCTTTGTGTTTGATTTCCCAACTTCTTCTTCCCGCTCATCGTCTATTTTTTCTTTGGCGCTAAAAAATGTTGAGGCCATCTGTATTGTGTCCTGCACAACTGCATTGGCCTCTTCAGCCGGCACAGCCATAAGCATATTCAGAACATGAGGCGGCAAGGTGGAGATCCCGACCATGTCTTCCGCGCTCATTTTACCATTACGCACCATTTCAATCTGGTTCAAAGTCGCTGAAAGACCTATTGCTTTGTTTAGGTCAGTTCCTGCGTATGCTGGAACAAGGTTTTTAAAAGCCTTTGACAAAACCTTTTGGGTAACATTGCCCATAATTTCTGGGTTCACACCGCCGTTTCTAACAGCTTGCTCGACCATAGACTGTAATTGAGACTGCTCCATAGCAAGCTCATCAGATGTAATATCCAAATAGGGATTAGAGTAAATAGAAACCTGCTGGTCTTCCCGAGCCTTTAGTGCGGCCTGCCTGCGCTTTTCAATCTTTAGGTCAACAACCTCTTGCAGCCTAAACTTAATAGGTATTTCCATTTGGCGAAAGCTGTTGTCAAAGTCTTGCAGCGCGTATTTGTTTTTGCCAACAGTAGATCGCATCGTATCATAAACGCCTTTGACGCCCTGCGCATATTTAAGCTCACCGTCAAAAATGTTTCCGACATCCCTGTCTTTTTCAAGCTGGCTAGACAAAGCCATCAAGCCTTCTTTGGCTGAAAAGATCGCCTCGTTCTTTTGTGTCTCGGTAATCATTTTGTAACGCATGTTGGCATACTCACCAACTTGGTTTGCAACCTCTGTTGCAATAGCGCCCTTTTGCAATTCAGCCTGAACAAAAGGCTGCGCATTCATTCTGGCCGTAATACGGGCGCCAGGAGCTTCAGATGTTGGACGGCCCGTCGATTTATAAACTGGTATTCTCATTATGCGAACATCCCACTAGAGGAAGCAAACCGACCTGCCGTTCCAAAGCTCTGGATCAAACTTGTTGTCCCCTGCGCTCTTAGACCAGCGGCTTGCGCCCCGCCTTCCATGCGTGACAGTTCAGCACTTAGCCTAGAGCTTTCTTGCTGATCGTTAATCTGCATGTTTGTGACCGTGTTGTTAAAGTCATTGATAGCTTGGTCATACTCAAACTCTCGCGCAGCCTGACGCAAAACCCGCATTGGAGTGCCGTGAGATATGTCTATGCCAGCTCCGCTGTACTGAGCGACAACAGACCCCTGAGCTTCCCTGAAACGAAAGCGATCAACACGCTCTTGCAAAACTGCATTACGGTTAATGATCTCGCGCTGCTTTTCAAGTAAGTCAATGTCGCGCTCAATCAGGCCGGCGTTAAATTCGCCAACTCTTCTGGCAGCGGCAGCAGCTTTGTTCGCAGAGCTTTTTGCGCTCATGCCGCCAAGTATTGTTGCACCGAGTGTAAGTATCTCAAACATACTCAATCACCTCACAAATCAAATGTGTTCATGCGCGGGTAGAGCGCCAGAACAGTCATTGGCAGGGGCTGTGATTGCCGCACATAGATGCGATCACCTTCGACGAAACCGCCTTCAAACTCGATTTCTTTGTCTCCTGTGAATAATGGCACAGCTTCGTCCATATTCATAGAGCTGTCGCGGAAAAATATTCTATCGGCACTTGCCGAGTCGCTGCCCACCTCTGCGCCAACTGTTTCATGGAACCGCACAGTTATGTCGTGGATGCGCTTAGGCTTGCCTTGGGATGTGCCGTCCTGAGATCCAGACTCTATGCGCAATGTCTGCATTTCGCTTGTGTAGCCAAACCCAACAGCCCCCGTTGTTGCGGAAAAATCTAACGTCACACCGCCACCTGAAACTGTCTTGTCAGCATGTGTGGCGCCGTTGGCTAGTATTGAAAGCTCTTCACCCTCTAAGTGATACAAGCCAGAAAGAGTTGTAGTTGCAGAGCCTGAGTAAACCAAGCCGCTGTCTACAAAGAAGGCAGCAGTCGTGTCGCTGCCAAAATCAAATGTCTTCATCACTTCGACATACTGCTTGGTCACGCCATTGATCGTGCGCTTAACAATCATGTAAAGCTCATCTTCACCGCTATCTGTCGGCAAGGTGATGATGCTTTCAACCTTAGCCTGACCACTGCCAAACGCCCCTCCTATAATATGTTTGTGCCAAGCAACAATTTCTTCTTCCCGCCGGTAGGTTAACCCAAGCAAGGTTCCATCAGTGCGGCGCGCCCAGATGATGCTTTCAGGCTCTTGTTGGTACGCAAACTCTTTTATGCCGCCCTCAGTCAAATGCTCTGATAGAATTGTAATGTCAGGAGCTGCGTAGCCTGCAACATCTACTTCACCAATATAACGAAACTCGCGCACCTTGCGCGCGCCGCGCTGGGCGAACAAAGTAACGTCAGCAACCTGGACAACCTCGCTGTCAATGCAGCCATAGTTAGAATACTTGCGGATCACTGTCTGCGTGGGCGTGACCGGCCCACCATTGGTTGTGGTCAGAACATACTCGCCGCCAGATGTGCCAATGTTTAGTATCCGAGTAGCAGAAAGGTATCGGATTGCGTTTACCTTGTTGGAAGCAATGGTGTAGATCAGAGCATCGTCATCATTTGTCCCGGTGTGAAAGTTTAAATAGTCAGCACTTTTAGAAAACCACAATGTTTGAGGGTTATTGTTAGTTGCCGCAAACACAAGGCGCTGCTCAAAAAATGTAACAACGCTAGGATAGTTGTTGGCGCTGGTAAGGACTGGCGTATTGTTCTCGTTAATCGTAGGAGTGGCAAACGTCCAAGCATTGTGATCTGTACGGGATAATGTACGGACAGCGTGGCTGGGATGCACCAAATACATGACATCCGCAGACTGTGCGAAGCGGACATCACTTACTTGCGCGGATGTGTAGGGTGTTGCAACCTCAAATAATTTGTCAACACTAACGCCAGAACCAGTGTAGGTTGTGAAACCTGTGGTATTGATGGCATTGCCAAACAAGTCAGTCAGCGTAAACGTGTTAGTTGTAGAGTTAGCAATAAGATAATTTCGAGCAACTAACTCAGTCATGCCCCCGCCTGTGTTATAAAGGTAGACCTCATCTCCATTGGTAAGGCCGTGAGAATTACTTGTAAAAACGCCAGGGTTTGCCTTTGTGATTGCTGAAACATTCTTTTCGCTATCAACCAAAACCTGCAATCCGTTGCGGAAAACACGCATGTACTGATTGCCAAACTCTAGCGCGTATGTGTCGGCTGTTTTAAATTCAAAAGGTATTAAACGAGTAATACTTGAGCTGTCCTTTACCTCGCCTAAGTATTCTGTGCCTGGGCGGCGCGAAACGCCGCCATGAGGCTGAACAATCATGTTGGTCAGCTCGGACAAACCTTCGCGGTATTTCTCAATTGTAACGCGCCCCTCAAGGCGCGGGGAAATTTCACCGGCTGTAAATGTGCTAATCGCTGGAGCTGATCGCGCCATTAGAACCTCGACTCAATAAATTCGCTTGCTTCCAGGCGTTGTGGCGCGCCTTCAGTGCCGTCAACAAATGCGGCTTGTTTTAGTTTGTCAGAGTATTCTGCTGCCATCATTTGCTTAACAGTGTTAGAGCCAGTGATTGCGTAACTAACCTCAAAGGCTATGGCTGCTGCCAAAGTGTCGATCAGGTTTGCGTCATACTCTTGCGGGTCTGTAACCCGAGAAACATACTTGATTTTGGCAATACCTTCGTCAGAAAGAAGCTTACGCCCCTCAATGACAAACACAGGGCCACCTGTGTTGCTAAACATATTGTCTTGCGGATAGGACAAAGTCCCGTTGCTAAACTCTAGCACACGCAGGCAGTAAGGATTGGTTGGCAAAGTAAACTGATTTGCATACCCAAACGCAGGGGAGTCGCTTTCTTTTGCCAGCTCTGCTCTGCGCAAAAGACAGTTCCAAGGATGCGCTCGAAACACGCTGTCGCGCACACTGTCGAACCTTTGGTTGATTAAGCGCGCTGGTTTGCTGTTTTCCTCAAAGCTTGAAATGTTGTTCGCACCCAAGCTGTTCAGCGCGTAGTTTGCAATGTCAACCGTACTGGTCATCAGCTATCTCCATATGGAAAGAGGGGGCGGCGAACCGCCCCACTCCTATTAGTCTACCACATACATGATAGTCAGCTCAATAGAGCCGGTAGCAGTACCCGCATTAGTCACGGTAATTGCCACGCCGTCCTCGTTTGTATCGGTCTCTGTGCCGGAGCCTAGAGCGATAGTTGCAAGAACGTCTACCTTTTGAGCAGATGTTGACGCCGCCGCTGCCTTGTAAGCTGCCGCTGCCGCAGACACAGCCGTACCAGCCGCGTTTGTGTGAGCCGCATAACCAACAGACAATGTTGTGCCGCCACCCAAAGCGTCATACGCCAGGGAACCTTGCAACAAACGTGCGCCATCAGGTAAAACAAACATCTCAATTTCGCTAGCTGCTGCCAGAGAAGATGCTTCGTAAGTGCCGTGAGCTACACGGATACGACCCGCAAGCTCATTAGCTTTGTTCATCACGGCTGGTGTTGCGCGTGAGTTAGTGCGTTGTGTTGAATATACAGTAGCCATTAATCAGTCTCCTTATTCGCTACACGCGATTTCGACAACTTTGGATTCTTCCATCCGTGTCGCACCGACAGACTGACAATAGTAAACCTGAGTCGCGTAGGATTTATCTGCGCGCTCATCAATGCGTGCTGCTGGCTCTTTACCAATAGCGCACTTGATGCCGTCAGATGCAAACGCAATCACTTGGCGGTCAGAGTTACTATCTGTACCCAAGCGGTTTGAAACGATGAAGTTGAAGCCAACAAACGTGTTGATCTCACCCATCGCCAAGGCTTTGACAGTGTTGTAATCGCTGGAAGTTACAGTTGTGTTGTTCAACAGATCAGAAACCTGCTTTGGAGAAACAAGAATGTTACGCGCGATAGAAGGATCTACGTTGCCACTATCAAGGATCTCTTTAGCTTCAACCAACTTAGCAATAGTCAAACCGGCAGATCCATGTGCGATCTTTTGGCCTGCTGGCAATGCTGTAGTGGTTGAACCGTCTTTGCCTGTTGAGGCGTTGCCGAGAGCAGCAGAGATGATAACATCATCCATTGCGCGGCCCATAGCTGCGGCAGCAGCACGGCTATATGTTGAAGTCGGATCAACGAGCAAACGCACTTTGTCCTGATCGTCGATCAGATCGGCATACTCATAGTCAGACATAGTAACCATACGGCGTGAATGTGGTGTGTCCACAATCGGTGTATCCGCATGACGCGAAGTGCGCAGGATAGCGGCTGCTGATCCCACTTGGTCAAAAAAAGCTTTTTCGCCATTTACGCTTTCCACATCTACCGCATTACGCAGCAGAGAACCCATCTGCTGTGACAGCATCTGGATGTTTGCGGAAAACTGATTGACAAAAGCTGTAGTGATTTGAGTAGACATAACGTCATCTCCTTAGCTTCGTTACAGTTTAAGTTGCTGCGCTTGGTTGTCCCCGAGGGGGCCGTGCTACTGCTTAGGGCAGCTAATCCGCTTGACGCACAAGCTTGATGTCGTGGGCCTAAAGGTTATCCACTATGCCATGAGCGAAAATAGTCGCTGCGCTTCCGCAACATACGCATCATGTTCTGGATGACCAGCATCCAAATACGGCCCGTCTTGCCGCATAACCTCTTTCAGTTGACGCTGCGCCTCTTCTGGCGTCATTATCAACTCAGTCGGTTCGCCGACTAGGTTATCCTCTCCAATCTGATCTGCCAAGGCAGAAAACATTTTTACAACTTCTGGATGATCTCCAAGCATGCGGCCATCCGAAAGCTGCACATCCCCAAACATGCTCATGCCTTCTTCGCCCAGCAATGTCTTAGCGGCTTTATGAGCCATTTCTATGCGCTGTTCATACGCCTGTCCGAACTCCTGCCGCAAAACTTGCTGTGCCTCATATGCGGCGCTCTCTGCGCGGCTCTGAGCCTCTGCCTTGGATGTTTCGCCTGTCTCATTGATAAACTTAGCAATGCGATCTACCTGCCGAGGCTGTAGCCCCGCTTCCCACATAGCCTGCTTGAGGCTAGAGATAGCATCTTCGTTCATGCCATCGCCCAAATTCATCTCATAAGCATCAGCACTATCTGGCCGGCCAACAGAATTGTAAAACTCATTGTATTGGTCATCTGTCCAGCTCTTGCCAGGCTTAGGTATTTTATCAGCGCCGATCATCCGCTGGGCGTTTACATAACTTTTTGCCAAGCTGGCTGGGTCTGTAAACGTGCGCAGTGAAGGCTCACCCCGCAAATCTTCTGGTAAGCTGTCCAAAAATCCTACAGGCGCAGCTTCTGCACCCCCTGCGACTTCTTGAGATCCAGTATCTTGGATTGCCTCTTCGCTCATTGTTTTTCCTTCTCTTCGGTCAGCATACGGACAATCAGCAGCACCGCTGCGCGCTGACCTTCATTAAATGCAGTTTCATAAGGATTGTCCGAAAACGTAGTTGTCTCATACCCAAAACGAGTTTTGAGATCTTTAATTACCCTAACGCCATCTTCATTGTTAAAAGTGCGCCGGTAAGCTAACTTCAGATCCTCTATTTGCTTCATTGCCCACCGCCCTGAGTTGCCTTAACCAAAGGCGCGACATTGCCAGCAGCCTCAGACGCCATCATTTCACGCTGCATCTGCTCTTGAACCTGGGCCTGCTCGGCCTGCTCCTTGCGAACCTGCTCAACCTCATCAGAACCCCTGATAACCCGAGCCGGCAAGCCAGCTGTCTCAACCAAATACTGAACCATCTTGTCGCCGTCCAAGTAATCCGTGACAGGCGCAACCTCGCTAACCTGAAGCAAAATCTCAAACCCGCGCAGCATAGCTTGCAGGTCTGTAAGCTTCTGAGCTTTGGCAAGTGGAGAAACGTACTCAATATCAATGCTTTGGCCCTGTAACTCTTCAGGCGGCTCTGGAAGTAAGCCAGCTCTAAGAAGTAATGCAAAGGAACGGTCGATCAGCGGCTGGAGTAGCTCGGCCTGCAACCGTCCTAAAACAGGGCCGAGCAAACGCATTTTCTCCTCGTTCCTCTGCAAAACCTCAGTCGCTGTCATGTTGGCGCCTTGGCCTAACAACAACTGATCCACATAAAACGCTTGCCGAATTGCATTTCGGCGCTGCTCTTCCATGTTCAAGCCTAGAGGATTGTTTGCCCCAATGTTCAAAGGCTCCAAGCGATCCCGCGTACCCGAGCGGTAAAAGTTTAACGCGCCAGGTGTAGTGCGAACAGGCATCATAAACCCGTCATCTGGAACCATCAAAGGAGGATCAATCTGCTTTTGAGCCGCCTTGATTGTCGTTTCAGACATCTTGTTCAGCATCTTAACATCAGGCAAAGCAGTCATAGCAGGCGATCTGCCGTAAGTAGAAACGCTATCCTTAACAAAACGTGGACACATAAACGGAAACTCATCAAAGCCGCCCTCAGAAAGCAGCTCACGATTGTCGGCCAAATAGTAAACAGACGCGACAGGCTTGTTCTTAGCTAACTTTCCAGACGCCTCTGCGCGCGGAAAGACAGCGTGAACAACCTCATGCTCTTTATAAGGATCATCTTTTAAATCTTTTTCCACCTGACGCGGCATTGTAACGCCAGGGAACTGCATGGCAATTGCCCGAGCCGTCAGCTTGAATTTCCGATAAACAGTGTCAACCCTACCGCTGGGATCTTCGCTTATGCAAACCTCGGCAATGTGGCGACACGCAAACCGCAAACCATCGCCCTCAGACTCAACGTAAAAAGACCCCGTGCCGAAAACAACCAAATCATAATACAGCTCATGGATCTCTTGCTGAAAGTTAGACCGATTGAAATGCTGGTACATCTGATCCATGCAAATCTCTAACCACTCATTCGCAGCATCGTCGCGCTGCAAGGCGGTGTCGCGGTAACGCATTGAAAACCAAGGCGTACTTGGCGAAGTCAACATGCCGTGCAAAGAAGACGCCAGCAGCTCAACAGCATGGATAGCCGTGCCGTCAAAAATTCGTTCAGTTCGCTTGTCGCCCTGAGTACGCTTCTTGGTAATGTCAGCCTTTCGGGGCAGCATAAAGTCAGCAAGCTCTTGCCAATGAGACTCCCAATTGGAACGCTGGCTCTGTAACGTCTTGTATCGCTTATCTAAACGAGCAACTAAGGGTTTTACTTCTGCCATTATTTTATCCCATAACTTGTCATCAATGTACGCTTAGGGCGCGATTTAGAATCTTTAACACCTTCAACCGCACCGCCCTGCGTCCGACCAGCCATCTTTTGCTGCGCACGCTCCAAAGGATCAACAGTAGATTGCCCCAGCAACGCAGCAGGCTGGGC